ACCCCTGTCGTGGCGAGGTACTCGGCGCGCGCCTGGTCGGCCGTTAGCGTGACGTCAGCAGACGTTACCGCAACGCTGGCGTTGCTGGTGATGTGCGCGGGCTGCACCCATGCGCGGTTATCTGTGTAGCTGGTGACTGTCGATGCGCCGGTGACGATGGTATAGAGCGGAATCTGGCCTGCGCTGAATCCTGACGTGTTCGATGTGACAGACCCGCTGCGCGACGCTTGCAGATAGTTCGTCTGGCTGGCGGACAGCGTCACGGACCCGTTGGCGATCGCAGAAAGAACGCCGTCGACAGACATCGCCCCTCCGTAGTATCCCCACACAAGGCCCGAGCACACGGACGCCCTCCTCCCGAAAATCACGGCCGGGGATGCGGCGTCCGCCAGAGCATTGACGGAAAGTTCCTTGCCGGCCTGTCCGGCATACAGTAGGTCTAGGTTGCTGGTTGATCCGCTCATTTCGTCACTTATAAATAGAATAAAATGTTGAAGGCCTTGTTAGGCTTGATGCGTCCGCTGCAATGTACGAATCGCTAAACTGTGTCCATATACAAGCGGAGGCGGCCCCATGTGAATGGCGCGCTTCCATATCGCGTATTATCAAAACTAAGGACATACCTGTTTCCGGCATAAGTGAACATTGCAGCATGTGGCTGCGTATCAACGCCGCCGCTTAACACAAGGTCCAGCACGCTCATATAGCTTAGCGTTGCGTCGTAGACTCGTGCGCGGTCTCCGATACCTGCAGGGCCACCGGCAGTAATCAATAGCGCTCCGTCATCGCTTACTATTTTTGTGCCTTCATAACCAGCATTCGCAGAGTCTTTTGCAATCAAGGTAAAACTGGACAGGTCAGAAGAGTGCGCAAGCGCTGCATAAAATGGATTACCAGCAAAGGATGTGTCATCTACAAGCGTGTATGCAATCAACCACCGGCTATTTGACGCGTCCCATGCCAGCATCGGGTCATAGCACCCAGGCGAAACGCCAACTTGCCCAGGCAGGCTAAGTTGTGTCAACGTTACCACGTTTGTTCCTGTCAGCACGTCACCAGAAGTCAGTAGGCCGTGCAGGATTTGCAGAGACGCCCCGAAACCGTTGCCCCATGTGGATATCAACACGCGCCTGTTGCCGCTAGCATACTTGATGACATGGCAGGCCAGGTCGTTATAGACCTTTCCCCCACGCGACACCATCAGCGCCGCTGTTTGCGCCAACACCTTGCTTGTCATGTCGAGCGTATAGATGCCGCAATAACCAACCCCACGCGGATCAACAGAGGTGGCTGTGAATTGGATGGCTGTGGCCGTGGCCAGGTATGGGGTTGCATCGTCGTTGGTGACAAGGGTCTGGTCCCGCATACCGACACCGCCAAAGCATCCGGCCTTAAATGCCGAGAATTCCCATGTTGAATTTCCGCCGCCATTAGCCAGTGTAAAGCCTGGTTTCCAACTCGTCAGGTTGCCACTATTGCGAAAGTCGTAATATCCCGCAACGTCGGCACCAACAATGTACGTCCATCCTGCACCAGTATCTGCCCACATACAAGCTGAGGTTGCTACCAGCGAAAGGCCGAGCTTAAACGATGTGCCGAAGGAAAGTGTGAGCGAGCCGACGAATACGTTTGATCCTGCGATCTTTATCTGTATCCTGGCGATGTTTGCCAAACGATCCATCGATGCAAAAATAAAATTGTCGGCATCCTTGACCAGCCCCACCCCGCCGTTGTCATAACCTGTAGCGCCAGTGCTGGTAACATTAATCGTAGCTTCAATCCAGGCCTGCGGCATGTTAAACGAAACGGTATTTTTTGTGATGATGTCATTGCGACCGCCAACATGAGTGACGATGTAATTGTTTCCAGCAACCGAGGTTGTTCCCGGCGTGCCTTCGCTGTACTTCGTAAAGCCTGTATCTGCCACAAAGGTTTCGTTTAGCGTTTGCAACGCGGCAGGCAGCAACTCAAAGTATGTAATATCGTCGGTTTGTACAAAGTAATGGCCAGTTGCGCCAATCACCAGCACCCCTGCCAACGGATAACCCCGCCCAACAGAAGTGGATATCTGAAACACCTTGACGTAAACATGTTCTTGGATTGAGCCAAAATCTGCGAATTGTTGGGAGCTAGTGTAGTTTGCGTTTGGAGTTTCGCTGCTTATCGTACGCTTTACGACCGAATATGTTGGTCCGTCATAAACTTCAATTTCAAAAAGCTGAGAGGGTTCACCGATGTCGGCGTCAACATAATCTCGCCACTCCCCGCCAACCCGGGTGCGGCGCGTCCATTCGACCGCCCAATCTCCTGTCGACGGGTGGCGAGAGCCCTTGAGGTAGACCGGGGATAGTGGCTTCAGGTTGACTGCTGAATAGGTCATGGAGCGGTCGCCATCTGTGCCGAAGTCGCGGCCGATGGAGATGGCGCGATAGAGGCGCGGAGCGCCGATATCGGCACCGCTCAATGCCAGCATCTGCAAGTCGGACGAGTCGAGCAGAACCAGCGCATCGTCAACGGCGTGAAGCGCCATCGCCCATTCTGTTCCGGCTAGGCCGCGCGCCATGTTGCTGAGAGCGTAGGTTGTGCCGCTCTGCAGCGTGCAATTCTGCGCGGCGACGATCTCCCACCTTCCCGGGCCGCCGTAAGCGAAGTGATTTGCTCCGGCAAGCATAGACAACTCCGTGACATCATAGAGCTCGCCGCTACTGAGCACGACCGTCAAGACGCTGGCCCTGTCGAGCATCCGAGACTCTACGGCGCCGATGGTGTTTGTTGCGCGTCCAACGGTGGCGCCTGGTGGGCCGAACTCCTCTGCGGTCAGCCATGTGGCGCCGGCATCTCTCGACTGGTAAAGCACCCCGCCGCGCCACCCTTCGGACGTTCCGTACATTGCCACCGGGAATCCGATGCCCGACTGCGCATCATGCACAAGAGGGATGTCAAGAAGCTCGCACGATGATTGGCCAACCCATGCGATTTCAGATTCTCCGGTCGATTGGCCTGACTCTCCGACTGCGGTAGGTGTGTAGATGGCCGCGTTGGCGTACTTGGCAGAGCATTCAACGCGGCCGTCTGCAGTGTAGTTTGCGGCGGTGATGCGCAGCGAGACGACCCCCTCCGGAGTGGTGAGGCCAACGACGTCGCCAGGCTCCAGATGCGCCCATGTCGGCGGGAGTGAAATCAATACGTCGTGGCGCTCAAGCCACGCCAGGTAGAGAAGCACCTCGGCCTTCCCGGCCGCCTCGGTGGCTGTGAGCACAATTGGCAGGTCATGGGTCAAGACGTTAATGGCAGATGTGTTGAGCCGCTCGGCATACTGCGTGCCGGTGTCGTACTCGCGGTCGACGTCAAGGTGATTGATGGTGACGCGCACCGGCATCTGCGAGTCCATCTCGCGGGATGTGGTGATCTGCACGCCTGGCGTGGCGCCATCGGCGCGGGCGTCTAGATCGGCGGCTGGGATTGTTCCTATGCTCGCCCCCCCTCTGGAAACAAAAACCACCTTGTAACCGCGCTGCACGACGTCAAACGGCCATGACGAGCGCAGCGGATCGAGCGCGCTGCGGATCGACCCAGCGCTCCCGATCCTGTAGCCGCGCACGGTCTGCGTCAGCGCAGAAACGTCGACGTCGGTGTGATCTAGTAGCCCAGACTGAATGCACTCCGACGAAACGATTTCAGAGAGAACCTGCCCTGCGCCGCGCCTGGCCGCGCTGATGTATGCGGCAATCGACGTGTCGTATGCGACAGCGAGCACCGCCCCCTGAAATGCCACGCAGGCGTTCCAGTCGGCGCTTGTCGGCATGCTAATAGGCGCCCATGTGACGCCATCAAGCGACGCTGCCGCCATACTTGAGGTATATGAGACGGCTACAAAATATTCACCGCTCCACGCTATGCCGTCATAGTTGTATCCGGGCGCAGACGGTGCCGACCATGCCGCCCCGGTCGGAGATGACTGCAGCGCGCCCCCCCACCCAACGGCGACGAACAACCCGCCGCCGCTCGCGATGTCGTGCCAATCGCCAGCCCCGGCCATGCTGTATTCGACCCATGAAACCCCGTCTGCAGATGTCGCGCAGTAATTTGTTCCGCCTGCCACCGCGCAGAACACGGCCCCGTTGTGCGCAACGGCAGCCCATGAGCGCGAAGCTGGCATCACCCCGCGCTGCCACGTAACGCCACCGTCAGCAGTAACGGCGCAGTATGCCCCTGATACCGCGACGAATCGCCCTGCTCCGTACGCCATTCCCGCATAGCTGGATGCGGAATAGGGCGGGTATGTGTTCGTCGGATAGGCCGCCCAATCTCTCGACACGTCAGAAACGACGTGCACCCACGTCGCCCCGTCGTCTGTAGATTTGTCGAATCCATACCCGGAGTTCATGGTCAGAAATATGCCGTCGCCCCATGCGGAACAATATCGATCCTCTGATGTTGTCGTCAGCACCTGCGACCATGTCTGGCCGTCGTGCGTGCGCGCGACTTGGTTTGTAGCGCCCCTTGCCACCGCAATCACGCTCGATGGCGACGCAGCCATGGCCTCCCACTTCGCAGGAGCTGCGAGTGTTTCCTGTGTCGCCGTCCAGCTTACCGGCGCCGAAGCATTCATTAGTTCGGCCTTGACCTGAGCGCCAACCAGGCTGTTTCCGTACTTCTCCAACGGAAGGTCATAAAACACGATGTACGCGAGCCCGCGATAGGCCGGCGTGCTGTCGACGCCAAGCGCCGCCTGCATGCGAGGGTCTGGAGATTGCGAGTCAGACCCAGGGTAGAAGGTGAATCCATCGGCTGCCGCATTGCTGGCGGCGATGGTGTCGGGGTCGGAGCTGCCGGCGTCGTAGAATAGGTCCGGCCCAATCCATATTCGGCGCACGCCTACCAGCGGACTGCCCTTGGCGTGCGTGTCGTCCAGCCCCACGGCAAACGTCGCCGAATAGCTATAGATCCGCGTCGTTGTCTTGCTTCCTCCCCCTTTTCCGCCCGATTTTTTCTTGGTGACGGTCTCGCGGAGAGCGTTGTTTTCCAGCCAGAATACGTTTCCGGTTACAGATACGGTCCCGTATATGCGCGGGATAACCGCACCATAGGTGCTGGTCTGCACAGAAAGATCGGAGAGTCGCGGCCCTTCGGAGACCGGCCCTTTGACGGGGTCAAGATAGCCTCCGATTGAAAGCCCGGTCTGCGCGCCGTATAGCGCCCCTGTTGGACTGCCGCCCGACAGAAAAAACCCAGCAATGCCTCCAACCAGACCGCCGGCGGCCTGTCCAACAGTGCTCATGCCGCCACCCCTGCGAATCTATAAACGCGCACGATGCGCCGCGACCAGGCATCATCAAGCCGATGTTCCACGCAGCGCCCCGCATTCGCATAGGCGTGAACGATGTTTTCTCCAACCAGCACGGCAAGGTGCTGCGGCTCACGAGCGAAGCGCATCAGGAGCAGGTCTCCAGGTTGGCGGGCGGCAATATCGAGCACGCGCACGAGGCCTGGCTGGATGTCGAGCGCAGATTCAAGCTGGCCGTTGGCCGGAGCGCGGCCGTATCCTGTGACATCCAGCGCGTCGCGCCCGACCACATTGGCGACGTGCAGCGCGACGCCTGCGCAATCAAGCCCGGTGTCTAGGCTCCGCCCCTGGTGCCGGAAAGGCGTGCCGACGCACTGGCGGGCCGCGGTGATGATTTCGGCGGCGATCACGCTATCAACCCTGCCCGAACTTGCCATAGGTGCTGCTCGTTGGGACGTGGCTGAAGCCGCCGAAGTTGAGGATGTTGTTGACGGGGGCGCCGTTCCAGCGGTTTTTGCAGTCGATTTCGCGCTTTCGGCAGCCGCGGATCATGGTGTAGGCGTTGCCGACGGCGGGCAGGTAGTAGAAGGGCTCGAAGGTCTCGATGGCGCCGTTTGCGGCGTAGCTCTTGATTTCGAGCTGCTTGAGGCCGGCATTCGGGCCGCTGGTGAAGGCGATGGTGCCGGCGCCGAAGGTGTCGGCGGATTCGCTACGGGTGGAGTCTCGGAAGACGGCGGCGCTGGTGACGCTGGTGAGGGTGCCGGTGACGGTATTGGCGGCGATCGGGAGCTTGCAGCCGGCGAATTCCTGGCCGCAGAATGTCTTCTGGCAGGGAGCGGTGGCGGTGGCGCCGGTGACCTGGTTGAGGGCGTCGACAAGGGAGACGCCGCCGATTTGGTAGCGGTCGTCGAGCATAGTGGATTTGCCGAAGATGCCGGCGGTGATGGGCTCCTGGTCTTCGACGGGGGCGGCCCAGGAGGTGGCGAAGACGTAGCAGCGGGCGCCGTCGAAGAGGCCGCTGCCGATGGCGGCGCGGGTGATGCCGGCGAGGCCGGAAATTCCTTCGATATCGATCGATGCCGGCGCGAATGAGTCTGTCGAACTGTAGCCGGTGAATTGGTAGCCGGAGGTCGACAGGTAGGTGTGGCCGGCCATGGCCAGGTCGCGCGGGTGGTCGGTAAGGTAGATGGTGGCGCCGGTGACGGGGACGATGCGCAGGCAGAGGACGCGGGTCTGCCAGTCGGCGACGGCGGGCTTCATGGGTTTAGTAGCTCAACGATGTCGAGCGAGGCGATATTGCGGACTTCTTTGGCCAGGAATTCCTGTTCGAGGTCCGAATCGAATCGACAGGGGATGTCGAAATGGCAGCCGGCTGTCATGACGTCAGCGGGGTGCGTCGGGGCCGGGGTGATGGTGACGCGTCCGGTGGTGGTATCGACGCTGACGCCGGAGCTGACGAGCGAGCCATTCTTGGCAACGACGACGCTGCCGGCGACGGGCTTGAAGAGGGTTCGATATGGGCGCCCGATGGCGATCGGCGAGCCGCCAAGGCCGTATTGTTTGATGAGCTGATAGACGCCGGCGGAGACGTAGAGCAGCGGCATGTCGAGCATGGTGGGCGTGCCGCTCTGGCCGTTGGTGCTGTAGTCGTCGGGGTCCTGGACGCGGAAGCCGGCGAAGCGGCCATAGGCGCGGTCGTATAGGTCGAGGACGCCCGCGGCGACGTCGGCGCGCAGGAGGGTGAAGTCGATCAGGCCGCGGCGGCGGGGGAACGGGTGGATCAGCCGTCGATATTCGGCGCCGGCCGCGGTGGGTACGACCTCAACCTGATAGGCGGTTGTGAAGCGGGCGCCCATGCGGATTTGGGCCGGAAGACGCTCTTCTAGGAAGTATCCCATGGCTTGCCCTATGCGAAGCGCTGCGCGCTGGCCAGGCCGGCAAGCACTCGGCGGGAGATTTGGCCGGCGGCGCGGCGGCCGTCCGCTTCATTTGTGACGCCGTTCAGGATGATGTTGATGGTGTGTCCAGCGGCTCCGCTGGCGCGCACGCCTAGCTTTCCGCTGCCGTCGCGGGCAAGCGGAAAGATGCCTTCTGGGCCGGCTTCGCCCATGACGCCAGCGCCGCGCGCGAAGGCGAACAGGGTCGGCTTGGCGACTACGCTGCCGCTGTATTGCGAGAGGCTCGCGGAGTTGTAGACGCCGCCGCTGGCGTTCGGCAGCAATCCGCCAAGAGCAGACAACCAACCCGTTCCCAGCCCTCCCTTGCTCAAGTCGCCAAATAGGCGTTTCATGAGGTCGGCAGAGACTGCATCGGCGATCATGCGCTTGATGGCGCTCCCGAATGACTGCGCCATGCCGACCATGCCATCTTTGAACGGGTCGAATAGGAAATCTGCGAACGTGGTCTGAATGTTACGCGCGCCGCTCTTGGCGAATTCGTTCAGCACGTCATCGGTTTCCTTGACTTTATCCATTATGTCGATGAACCCCTGCCCGGCTTGCGACGCGGCGCGGCCGAAGGTGTCCATGCTGATTGCGCCGACGTCAAGCAGGTTTGTTAGGCGCAACATCTCGATATCGAGAGCCTCAAGCGGCGTGCGAGTGGCATCGAAAACGCGGGCGCCCTCGGCGAGAACAGAGAGGCGCTCGCGCCAGGCTTCGGCTTCTGCGGCGGCGGCGTCCTTGTTGCGCTGGATGGCGTCCAGGGTCTCGGCATAGCCGCGGGCGAGCTCTAGATTGCCGGCGCTAGCGGTCTTGTACTTGCCGTCTGCGATCGCGGCTTCGAGCTTTTCGACGTTGGTGAGGTCTTGCGTGGCGCGCACCTGGTCACGCAGCTGCTCGACGAGGCGCTGTCCGTCGTCGACGGCCTTGGCGGTGCGGGCGGCCTTCGGCGGCTGTGGAACGTTGAAATTCGGCGCGGCGGTCTTTCCGGCGGGCGAGGAGCCGCGGCCGCGGCCCTCGTTGCTGTAGTCGTCAAATGTCTGGCCAGCATTGACGATGCTTTTTTGCCAGGCGTCGAACGACTTTCTGTTTGCATCGGCGTCTTCGCGCATGGCTTCGCCGATATTGCTGAATCCCTTAAAGTCGAGCCGAGAAAGCGCGGCGATCTGCGCGGCAATGCCGCCGATCTCTGTGCCAATGCCCTTGAAGACAAACGCGACGTTTCCGCCGATCACTATCAGGCCGCGCAATACTTCGGCAATCCCGGGGAAGACGTGCCGCACGCCTTCGCCATCCTTGGCGATATTGACTAGTGAATCCGCCAGCTCGTTGAGCAGCGGCAGCATCTCGGCGGATGTCTGGACGAAAAACGAGGACATGACGGTGTTAATGCGCGTCATCTGGTCGTTGAACTTCTCGGCGCTTTGCGCGGTCTCGGTCGAAATGACGATGCCGAAGCGCTGCGCCTCGTCGCCCATGTCTTTGAGGCCTTGCGAGCCAGAATTAAGCAGAGGGATAAGGTCGGCGCCGGAACGGCCAAAGAGGGCTTGTGCAAGGGCGGCTTTGGCGGCGGAATCTTCGTAGCTGGCGAATTTGTCGGCGATATCGTTGAGCACGTCGCCACTGCTGCGCAGGCTGCCATCCGCCCCAGTAACCGCGACACCGATGGCTTTGAATGCATCGGCTACATCACCAGTTCCGCCGACGGCTTCGGCCATGTTCTTTGACAGCTTCTTTAGGCTGGTAGCCAGGGCCTCGTTGCTGACATCCGCAAGGCTCCCGGCATATTGCAGCTTGGCGAGGTTTTCGACAGTTTCGCCGGTGCGCTGCGAGAGCTTGGACAGGGAGTCTGCCGCGTCGATCGACGACTGCACCATGCTGGCGAAGGCGCCAACCGAGAATGCGCCGGCGAGTCCGGCGAAGGCTGATCCAATAACCGACGAGGCTTTGGAATAGGCGCTTTCCATGCGCTGGGCGTTGCGCTCGGCGATATGCGCGGCCTTGCCGAGGTCGCGCTCGATGTTGGCGAGCTTGGCGACAAGGTCGATTGATAGTGTTGCGATACCCACTATTCCGCGCTCCTGTTGTCGTTCTGAAAGTCGCGTATTGCGACAAGGCTTGTGATGAGCTGCTCGGGGTCAGAGACGCCGAGCATTTCGATTACGATCGGCAGCCCGGCCCAGTCAATGCCGCCCATGATGTTCCATGCTGAAATCGCGACGGCGATATCCGCCGGAGTCTCTCTGTTGCCTGGCTTGAGCGGCCCTGGAAGCTCTCGCTCCTCAAGCCAGGCGGTCAGTTTTTTAGACTGGACTCCAGAGAAGCGATGCGATCGCTGAACCCGTCCACGATGGCTTTGGCGATCGCCTCGAAAATATCAGGCCGATCCGAAACCCATTCGGCGCATGCGGCCTGATCGAATGCGAGCGGGTGCGGGTCCCCTCCCGACACCAGGTCGCCCTCGGTGACGCCTTCCCATCCGACGATGAAATCGAGAATGGATCGTGCGACGTTTCCACCGCGCATCTTCTCCTCGTACTCCAGCGGTGTCGGTCGGCGCACGACGAAGGTGTGCGCGCCGACCGTTACGCGCCTCTCGCGCGCCTTGAGCATCTTTTGCAGAAGAGCGCTCATGTCAGCTCGCGTAATAGGTCGGCGAGGCGTTCATGGTGATGGCGCTCGGCGTTGTCACCAGCCCCTGCGCCTGGCCGCCAGGGAGCAGATTTGCAGCGACGTAGCCATAGAAGTACATGATCTGTCCTCCGGTGCCAAACTGGAACTTGAATGCGCGCTGGGCTTGCGCATCAAAGGCGACCTTCATTGCCGCCAGGCCGGCGTCTGAGACGTCCCAGAGGTTTTCAAAGCTGTAGGTCGCCGCATCGGGAAGCCCTGGAATCTGCGTTTTCTGGTTGGCGTGAATGGTGGTCGTGTCGATGAACGCGAACGTTCCGCCAGACGCCTGCACTGACGTCGCTGTTGTGATGCTGGTTCCGAATGTGACGAGCTGGCACGACCCTGACGAAAAGGTATCGAAAAGCGTGGTGTCGATATCTTCGAGGACGAAGTTTGATCCGGTTGGCGACTTGACCCTGGCAATGCGCTCGTTGAGTTGATACATGCCCTGAACAGAGAGAAGAACGATGTTTCCAGCGGACAGCGAGTTGGTCGCGGTAACGACGCCCTCCGAGGCCTTGCTGATGGCCGTGATGGTGATTGCGGTGCCCAGCGCCGACTGCATTGCAACAGCGACGTTAGACCATTTGCGAGCCTGTGCCATGGTTTTTACTCCAAAAAAAAGCCCGCGACGCGGGCAAGGTTGCGGTCGCGGTCAGGCGATCAAAAAGCGTGGAACCACTCGACCTCGGTCGATGTGGCAAAAAGCCCGGTTTCTGTGTCGATTCCGCCCGATCGGTCGCCGGGGTTATGCTCGGCAGCGACCAGCGCGGCGGCGATGGCATCTGCGGCGCCGTCCGCCGTGGCGCGCGTCTTTGCCCAGGCGGTGATAGAAAATCGCACATCCTCGGCAATGGCGGATCCGTGAATGGTGGAAATTGGAGCCGTGCTGGCCCGCTGATAGACGACCGCAGGCAGCGCCTGGTCCTCTGGTATGGCGTCCGGGTAGATGCGCGCTCCGACGATGGCGGCAAGCGCGGTGCTGGCCGACAAGACGGCGTAGAGGTCGGTTTCTGCGCTCATGGTCTGGCCTTGGCGTTGAGCTTCTCGATCTGCGGAATCACCTCGGCCTCGAAGACGCGCAGCGCCTCGGGCAGTCTGTCGGCGGCAGGCTTGAGGAACGGCCGCGCGCTCATTTTCTTTGTTCCGAACTCCAAGAATCGCCAGTAGAACGGGTCTGTGGCGCTCTTGGCGCCGCGCTGGCTGGCTTTGGCCAAGGTGCGCTGGCCGCCGACGCGCTTGTACTTGGCGCCAGGCGCCGGCCGCACATTCACGAACACGCCAACGTCGCCAGCCTTGCGCGCTTCCTTGCTGGTGCGCACGCTGATCCGGCGCTTGACGAGCCCCTTTGTGCGATACGGCGTCTGCGTTTGCAGCGTGGGCGCGGCGGCCTTTGCCGCTCCGCTGACGACGCGAGCTGCTTTGCGCAGGGCAGACAGCAAGACTTTCTTGCGCAACTGCGGGGTGATATCGGCGAGCGCGCGCTTGAGGTCTTCTACGCCTTCGATCCTCACTTCAACGCCATCAGCCATTTAAACCAGACTCCTCAATCTTGCCGAGCGCGACAATATCAAGATGAGGCGCGACGACGGTAATCGTCGCCCGAATGACGTCGCGCGGATGGGCATGGATATCGATTCTGCAAATACCCAAATCGACTTCCTTGCCGCTGGCGTCGAAAACCTTCGTTCCTCTTGGGGTTCCGTCAGACACGATCTTGCATTTACAGTCCATGTCGTACTCCGTTGATGGCGAGGATTTCGATAGTGTGGCGGCCTGCGCCGACGTCGACGATTGAGACGATGTCATATGGGTCGCCGTTCCAGATGACGCGGTGCTCTCGCTCGATGCCTGCGCGATAGCGAATGCGGAACCGGACGTCTGCGGCGTACTGCGTCTGTTGCGCGGCGAAGAACTCGCGCCCCTTGAGCGGCCAGACTTCGGCCCAGATTGCGCCGTCCTGCGTATCGGTGATCGTTCCGACCCATGACACCACCTCTTCGCCGGCAGCGGTGCGCGTGACGCTCTTTCGCTGCAGTTTAATACGGTGAGTTGCGCGGCCGGCGCTGAATGTCGAGTCCTGCATTATGCGGCCCGGTAGAAGCGCTCTGCGTCGAGCAGGTGGTCAAGATAAGCCATCGGCTGCGCGTTCTTTGCGCTCACGCCGCAGGGGTTGTCGAGCGCCTGCACGACATGCGCAATGATCCACATGCGAATGCTTGCTGGAACATCTGCCGGAGAATCGCCGTATCCAACCACGAAGCGCACGCGCACGGCGTTCGGCACTGGCGAGACGGCGGGCCAAGATTTGCCGGTGCCGAGAATGACGCGGCAGGGCTCGTTGTCGCTGTCCAGGCTGTAGTCCGTGTCCGTCACGGTTTGCTGCGCCTCGTCGCCATCCAGGTACTTGATGCTGGTGATGCTCTGCACGTCTGGCAGCAACAGGTCAATGGCGCCGGACGGGAAGGCGTCAAGCACAAGCTCGACAGTCTGCGTGACGATCTTCCGCCCAAGCCGGTGCTCTGCGTCCATGCGCGCGCCGGGTATGAGTAGGTCGGCTACCTGGTCATCAAAGGTCGTAGCGTCGAGTCTCGCGGACAGCCGGACGTCGTCGACGGTAACGGGCTCCGCGTCAGGCGGGGTGATGTTGATAAGTGGCATGGTTGCTCACGGCTGGACTTGCGAATTATTCGGCATCATGCGACGGAAATTGTCGCCACAGCGGATTGCTGCTCGATCAATGCGACTGGTCGCTGCTCGCGCGCAGTTAAAAACACGGATTCGCGCAGTTCGCCGTGTCCAGCAATGCGGCTTCCGCGCCAGGAGAAAAACGGCGACCTCCACGTCGCTGCACGGTCTCTCCATGTAGCCTGCTGCGCCATTACGGCCCGACCTCTCCAGCAGCCCCTGCGCCTGCGTCGAGAGCTGCTTGCGTGGCCAGGCTGTAGAGCACCGCGTAGAGCTGTCCGTGGCTCATCGTCCCGCCCGTCAACTCACCCGTCATCGGATTACGCAACGGGAATGTCTTGTCCGGTGTCGTGAATTCGATAGTGATTGAGCGCGTCGGCCTGCCGATGCTCTCGCCCCCTGCGAGGACTGTGCGCCTCTCTTCATCGAACCGGATTGTCGGCGTCTGTCCGTACCCGTTCAGGCATTCGATGTGACACACACGGTCCCACGAGTCACCCGCCACTGCAACAATGTTGCGTTCTGCTGTCGTCATTATTTTGCCCTCAGTTGAGCACGGTGAAATTCACGCGGGTTTCAGCGGTCGCCGCGGCATTCGCAGTCAATGTGAACGATCCGGCCGCAGCGACGGCAACGACGGATTTCATCGTCGCATCGGCCGTGGCGACTGTCGCGATAATGATGCTGCTCGTCGTGACCCGGCTATTTGTGACGACCAGAGAAGA